GTACAGCGCTCTTCTTAGTTGTAGATGAGTTCAGAATGGCTGCAAGCGGTAATATGGGTAAAATGGCAGACAAACTAAAGCACCAAATAACAGAACCCAACCTTACAATTAGAGCAATGCGTACAAATCAAATAGAACTGCCCAGTTTTTGTAACTTTATATTCCTTACAAACAGAGCAGACGCTGTAAAAATTGAAGAAGGAGACAGACGTTACAACGTAGGACCCCGCCAAGAACACAAAATAGAAGAACGCCATCCTGATTTATTATCTAATTTAGATACATTAGACAAAGAGTTGTATTTATTTGCAGGTTTTTTACAAGCGTTCCAGGTAGATGTGCGTATGGCACATAGTGCTTTAGAAAATAAAGCTAAACAAGATATGAAGCAAGTATCTATGTCAGTTCTTGAAGAGTTTGCTAATGCAATTAAAACAAACAATTTAGAATATTTTGTTGATATTTTAGATATACCACTTACAAACACTTATGACGCTGGTGGGATAAGTACTGCACAAAGATACATTAAAAACTGGATTGCAACATCAGAACAGGAAACTGTTGTTCCAATGCAACACTTTAAGATTGTATATGATGTTTTAACAGATAATACTAAAACTTTATCTATTAGAGACTTTACAAAAGCAATGAATCGACTAAGTATTACAACTACACGCAAACGCATAGGAGGCGATGCACGTACATCGGCCCCTCGCGGTGTATTATTAACTTGGCATTTAAAAGAAGATGTGAAACAATCGTTATTAGATACACATTTCAATGAAAAAGATATTCAACTAACAAAACAAGGAACACATTGACAGAGTTAACCCAGGACACCAGGCCTGATATGGATGCAGTCATTCAGCCTGAAACCCCAGAGGAGTTGGGACTTATACCAGCATGGTCACACTCCACCTTAAAAACCTTTGAGTCTTGTGCTTATAGAAGCTACATTGCAAAAGTAAAACGCATACAAGAAGATTACGGACCAGCAGCTAAACGCGGTTCAATCATACATAAAGAAGCCGAAGACTACGTACGCGACAAGATATCTGATCTCCCTGATTCACTTAAAAAATTTAAAAGCGAGTTTGAGCTTTTGAAACAACAGTTTATAGAAGGTAATGTTGAGTTAGAAGGGGAATGGGGGTTTACCATCGACTGGCAACCCTGTGGATGGTTAACCCCAGAGACGTGGGCACGCATTAAATTAGATGCAATCCTACATGAAACAGAAACTTCAGCTCGTGTAATTGATCACAAGACAGGCAAAATGTTTGGTAATGAAATTTCACACGCACAACAAGCCCTGACATATGCAATAGGTTCTTTCTTTAAGTTCCCTAAATTACAACATGTTCAAACAGAACTGTGGTATTTAGATCATGGAGAAATAACTAAACAAGCGTACACACGCGAAGAAGCAATGGTATTTATGCCATCACTCCATAGTCGAGCAATTGCTATGACTACAGCAACTAAGTTTCCACCTAATCCTTCACCAAGCGCTTGCCGCTGGTGTTCGTATAAAAATGGTGAAATTCCTGCTTGCCAATGGGGTGTAAAATAAGTTAAAATAAGTTTATACAATGAATAATGAAACAAGGAAGATGAATTATGAACCAACAAATACCGTCAGCGTATTCTCATCAAGTTGACACCACTAACTTTGTTATAGAGAATCCTAGATGTTTGATTACATCTGATCCTGGTACAGGAAAAACACGTGCAGTCCTAGATGCGCACGTTACATTAGGAGGTAGAACGCTAGTACTAGCGCCCCTATCAATTTTAGAAGCAGCTTGGGTTGAGGATATATTAAAGTTCCAACCTTCTATTACATATGGAGTTGCTTATGCAAAAAATCGAGAAAAGATATTTAACGACACCAACCTTGACATGGTCATCACTAACTTCGAAGCTGTCAACTTTCTACAGAAAAACTTACACTTGGTTAAGTCTTTCGATACACTCATTATTGATGAGTTTACCGCATTTAAAAACAGACAAGCGAAACGTTCTAAGAACCTCAAAGAAATTATCCCATACTTTACTAATAGGGTTGCCATGTCTGGCACTCCTAACACTAATAGTATTTTAGATCTTTGGCACCCTGTTTATTTAGTTGATGATGGCGAAAGATTAGGACAACGTTTTTATGCCTTTCGTAATCAAGTATGTACTCCTCGTTTCAACGGTTTTGCTAATGAATGGATTGATAAACCCGGGATCGAAGAAGTAGTAGCCGATAGGCTAAAAGATATTACAATACGCCACGCCCTGGAGGACTGTATAGATCTTCCAGATAATATTGTACGCACTGTCTATACATCCTTATCACCTAAAGTTATGGCTATGTACAAAACATTAGCCCAAGAATCTGTTCTATATACACAACAAGGGACCATTAATGCAGTAAATGCAGGAGCCCGTGTTAAAAAGCTATTACAACTAGTATCCGGCGGTGTATATGATGAAGAACAAAACGTACAGTATTTTCACCAAGAACGTTACGACTTAGTTATGGACCTAGTTGATGTACGTAAACACTCACTTGTAGCGTTTAATTGGAAACACGAACGTGATGCGCTAATAAAAATAGCAGAAAAGAAAAAGATTTCTTACGAAGTTATTGATGGCTCAGTGCCTGCGCATAAACGTAAAGATATTGTTTCACGGTTCCAGGCAGGACAAATACAGGTCCTGTTTGCACACCCACAATCCGCGGGCCATGGTCTAACGTTAACTAAAGCTACAACATGTATATGGTGTAGTCCTACGTATAATGCTGAACATTTTCAACAGTTCAATAGACGTATACATCGTTCTGGACAAACAAGCAAAACCGAAACAATACTAATTGCTGCACGAGACACGTGGGAAGAGTCAGTTTATGATAAACTTAATGGTAAACTTGGAAGAATGGAAAATCTTCTACACATATTAAGTGAGGTAAATAGTGGCAAAAACCAAAACAGTACTACTTGAAAATTTAAGCTTTGATGATATGGAAAACATAAGTAATTTTGACGCAAACACACTAGCAGCCGCTCTTGTGTTTGTCATCGTCGAGTTAATAACTCTAGATGCAGACAACACGTCTGTGCCAGCTGAGGAATTGCTTTCTCAAGCTAGTGCTCATGCATTAGATTTATTAGAAGGCGTACATATATTAACCAATGATACTACAGGGGAGGAGACCCTACACTAACATGGAAGAAACGAGAACTATGGATGAGTTGCTCACAGCCTTAACAAACACAAGAGCAGAACTTAAAACCCTTCAAACCCAAGAGAAAGGTTTAAAAGGGCGTAAAATGGAACTTGAAGCACGCATAGCTTCTACATTAGAACAACAAGGTATTGACCGTGTCGGTAACGATGACTGTACAGTATCTATCAAAAAAGAAGTTGTACCTACAGTAGAAGACTGGGATCAAGTTTATCAACACCTAATTGACACCAAGCAGTTTGAGCTTTTACAAAAGCGAATGTCAGCAACTGCATTTCGAGAACTTCTACAAATGGGAATGAATGTCCCAGGAGTAAAAGCAACGGAATTAACACGCGTTAATTTCAGATCTAAATAATAACGAAACAAGGAGAATGAAGCATGATTAATGAAAATGCTATAGCCTTAACTTCTACCTCTGTGCCTGCACATGTTAAAGAAGCGTCTGGTCTAGGTAACGAAAACGTTACTAGCGACCATCTACAAACCCCTCGAGTTAAACTACTTCAACAATTAAGTAACGAAGTAGATCCTAACCATGAGGATTACTTAGAAGGAGCCAAGCCTGGCGACTTCGTTAATACCGTTACTAATCAACTTCTAGGACGAGAGATTTATGTTATAAATCTTTTGTTTAAAGAAGAATTTGTTGTTTGGAGAAAGCTTTCAGAAGGAGGCGGTCTTAAGGGTACGTTTACTACTCAAAAAGAAGCAATGGATTATCTTGCTGCGGAAGAACTTAAAGTAGAAGACCATGATATTGTACAAACACAATCTCATACTTTACTTATGAAAGATCCAAATACAGGGGAAGTAATTAAAACTCCTTTCCTAATGGATTTTGCATCTTCTAAGCTAAGAGTATCAAGGGAATGGAATACTCAAATCGCTCAATTGGGCGGTGACAGATTCTCATCTCTTTGGAAGTTGGCTTCGGTACAGACTCAAAATAGAGCTGCGCAAAAGTTCTATAACTTATCTGTTGAGAATCAAGGATGGGTTCTAGACGAAGACTACAACTACGCAAAGAGCGTGTACGATACTATATCGTAATGGGATAGCTGCGTACATGCTTGCGACAATATATGTCGCACATGTACGCATGCTTTATAAGTTATTGATTTTTATAACAATATGGGAGTGTTGGAATTGGAACTAGTTGACCGAGCATAAGTTTATTTCTAAAATTCACCGACTGCTTTCTAAAGAAATATATCGGTGGAAAATTAATGACCCGTACCACGGAGGAGTCCCTGACTGTTTTTACTCTGGACCTAAAGGTTTTTGTTTTATGGAATATAAATACAAAAATAATTTGCCTGTTCGTTCAACCACAAAAATCAGATTCAATTTATCACAGCAACAACGTGATTGGCTTACTAGACAATATAATTATGGCTTACCAGTGTATGCGGTATTGGCCATCGATAATCAAGTTCTTGTTACACAAAACTTTGAAAAATATCACTTTTCCGTACAAGAGTTTGAAGAGAAATCTGTACATGTAAAAGAATTTGTGCATATAATATCTAATATATGTTTAAATAAGGGTACATAAATATGATGAATTTAGATAGAATGTTATCAGGGCAACACCTTGTTAACATTGGAAACTGTAAAGAGGAGTTTATGGCTAAATTAGAAGATAAAACCACAGCAGATATGGTTAATCATCCACCCCACTACAACAAAACTAACCGCGAGTGTATCGACATTATTGAAGATAGCTTAACGAAAGAAGAGTTTATGGGGTACTTAAAAGGAACAATAATCAAATACACTTATCGTTATCCAGATAAAAATGGACAAGAAGATTTAGAAAAAGCTGTTTGGTTTATTAACAAACTTAGAGACCAGGAAGGTTCTGATGAAACAGGTACTACTGAATAAATATGGACCTGTTATGGACATCAAAGCCATAGCAGAAGTCTTCCATAACAATGATAAAACTATTTATTCCATGCTATACCATGGAAGACTTAACCTTCCTTACTATAAAATAGGGCGAAAAATTTTTGTAGATACAGAAGATGTCGCATCTTATATACAAAATAAAAAGAAAACTAACGGAAGCGGTTGATAAATATATTTGGGGGTTTATGTTTTTGTTTGTTTACTTTGGAACTATAGCAGCAGTTGTTGCTCTTCTTTCTTCATTTCAATAGATCAAAATGAATTAATAAATCAAAGATTAAGTAAACAAATAAAAATCTAAATAGAAAACGATATCTTAAAGCTTCTTCTTTCCAATACTCAGCCTCCTTTCTAAGACGATCTAACACTTTTATCTCTTAACTAAACTACCACCAAAGTACATACCAATTATAGCCGATACTAAATTGGTATCTAATTGCGTTATGACCAAACCTTGAAAAGTAATCCATTCAAAAACCTCTCTACCTTCTCTAAAGAACCAAAAGCCAGGATTCCAGTTTGTATATCCTACAGTTACAGACACATCTGGGTAATATACAGCCACCAGCTTTGGAAGTAAGATTATGGCAAAGATTGAAGTTAATGCAATAACTCTTCGAGTAAATGTAAAACCTTTATCTTTTACATTTCTTGCAGATTCAATTGCTTTAAGTTGAAACTCTCCACGAGTTATAAGAAGTTTTTGTTCGTCAGATTTTGCTTTACGACTTTGAGACCATAAGCTTAGTAAACTACTCAAAAGAGTAGACCCAAGCATAGTAATTATCTCAAAAGGAAAACCCACCTCATTTCATCGGATCTTTTTTGTGAGAGTTTGTGTACAAGCCGAACCAGGCTGCGCCCGCACCCACAACAATTGAAATTAAACCTGATTGCTCAAACGAAGGTTCTGGTAAATCCATAAACCAAAAGGTTGTGTAGTACAAAAGATACATATACACACCTAAAAAAGCCCTTGGAATTATTCTCCAGCTGTCTATTGCTTCAGCTACAAAAATAAACTTTTGATAAGGGTTATCGTTCTTTTCATCTTCAAGTTCTCTTATACGATCTTTAAGATCCGACTTCTCTTGAAGAAGCGCCATGAACTTATTAAGGTCAATTTCAACCTCATTACGATCCATGTCGCCACCGAAACGGGGGCTTGCGTGATATTCGTCGCTCATTTTTTCTTAGTGGTTTTTTTCTTTGCAGGTTTTTTCTTTGCGGGTTTTTTCTTTACTGTTTTTTTAGTATAAGCTTCATTCTTTTTTGTTTTAGGGTCATCCTTAACATATTGCCCCGCTTTATTTCTGGCTCTTACTATTATTGTTTCTGTACCTAATAGTTTATTTTTAAGCCATTCTGATATTCCAAGATACCAATAGTTCCTTTTCATTGTTTACTCCTTAATTTGCTAGTGGGTTATCACTCATATTTTTAAGTCCACGTACATCATCGTACATAGAATCAACACTTGCATTAATTGCTGCAACGCTTGTTTGTAGTGCAACAATATCATCTTTAATAGGACTCAAGTCCTGTGTTTCTATATTTAACGATTTAATTTGCTCGTCAACTGCAACAACTTGTTTCTCTATATCTACAACTTGATCTGCAAGTGCGTCAATCTCGTTAATATATCTAGTCATTTTAGACTCTAGATTAGTAATTCTATTGA